CCCGCACCAGCCCGGCCCGGGGCGCCCCCGCCGCTCCCAGGCTGACCCCCAGCACCAGGACGGCCCCCAGCGGGGCGGGGGTTGCCCCCTTGCGGTTATAGGCAGAGGGTACACCCCTTGCGGTTATGTGTGACAGGTAGGGTTCCCCCCTTGCGGTAAAGGGCAGAGGGGATAGGCCAGCGCCGCCAGGGCGCACAACTTTTTATACACTCGAAAGGGTGCTAATATATAATCTCATACCATTCCCCACCCCAGGGTGTTGCGCTCCGAGGAGCCGGGAACGGTCAGCACTTGCCACGCCCAGACGGTCAGACCGCCCAGCGTCGGCATGATACCCCAGCTTGCACCACGACCACGCAAGCACCGCCTTGCATCCAACGCCCCTTATGCACGGCGGGTCTTTCCCAAGGGGTTTACATATATGCTCTTGCGACAGTGGCCCCGCCCCAGCGACAGCGTATATCTACCCCGCAGCCTCAGCGCAATATTGAACCGCTCAAACACTTTGATAGCTCTCCAAATTCACCGATGATAATCATCTTGCTTATGAACAGTTGATGAGATATTGTCGGCCCGGAGTGTGTCATAGTTTCCGAGCGGCTTTTTATTGTCCAGAATGTAAAGACATATAGGACTTGAGCACCCTCGCATTTCATGCCGCAATCTGAGTATACAGCAATCGGTTACATTAAATTCGACAGCATATACTCAACTACCGATTAGACTATACTCGATAGCTTCAACTCTCTGTTGAATATCTATGAATATTATCTGTATATGTATTCTGCGTTCATATTGACTCCGTTTACAGTCCATCAGGAAAACAATAGGCCGCAGACTTTTCATATAGGTAGGTTATTGCTCTTTTGGTATATCGACCTCGTATATAGCTTGATGCACACTTGTGGTAATATGAATTATTTTATTTGCCGTCGGCAGACCGGCGCACTCCGTCCCGGCAAATTATAAGTTAGTAAATCTTGCAGGCCCGCCCAAAATAAAAGTTAGTACATTTCGCAGACCTCGTTGGTTGCAATCCAAAAGTTAGTAAATCAAATCAGAAGTCAGTATCTTCCGTCAGAAGTTAGTAAGTTAGTAAATTCTTTTTGCCTCTTGCTCGGCTGGACTCAGAAGTTAGTAATCTTTTTGGTGAGACAGGGTTTTGGGCTGGGTGAATAAAAGTTAGTAAATATTCACATTATTCAGTGAAATATGAATAAAATTTCGCAACCAGGACTTCACACCAATTTCCCCATTCGCAAACACCAAAGCCCGCACCTCATTTTCCACGCCAGAAGTTAGTAAAACCCACCAGCACTATGGTGAATTTGCTACCAAATCAGAAGTTAGTACCTCGAATCGGAAGTCAGTAAATACTTTTCGAGCCACACGACTTTGCCTATTTTGAAAGTCAGTAAATTCTCTTGGTTTACAAGGGAATACACACTTGCTCTATTTTCAGAAGTCAGTAAACTCTTTCGGTTCATCGACAGATTTTCAAACCAGAAGTTAGTAATTCGCTTTTCGCCACCCATGAAGCAGTCTTCGCATTCTCAGGTTCTCCCCAAATCAGAAGTTAGTAAGTTGTTCCAGACCTCCTGTCAAATCAAAAGTTGGTATTTGGAATCGCCGCTCGTCATGAATGGAAAAAGCCAGTAAAAGTTAGTAGAAGTTTTGATGCCGAGCACCAGTCTCGCTTTATGCTCACTCAAATCAGAAGTCGGCAAATCCCTTTAAGCCATCCGCAGAGTAAAAGTTGGTACTTTCTCCTGCGGTGCGCAGTGCATCGAAATCAAAAGTCAGTAAGTCCATTATGCGCTAAGGTCTCACTAAGACAAAAGTCAGTATTCCTGGTAGCTCAGGAGCAGAAGTTTGTTCTCACCCGATGGAAGTCAGTACGACCTCAATCTCGTGATAATAGTTAGTAAATCCTGTCTCCCGCAACAAAAGTTAGTATGCACTGTTTGCCCTATAGCCAAAAGTTGGTAAACGTCTACGGCATTGGAGTAAGAAGCCAGTAAGTTTCTCTCATCAAAGTCAGTGGAGGTTTTGCGTAGCAAGTGAAGTCAGTCCAACTGTCTATCACAACTCGGAGAAGCTGGTAAAGCGTTTGGCCTGAAACAAAAGTTGGTAAACTGCATCGCTCCAGTACCAAAACTCAGTAAGCCGTTTTGAGCTATGGCAAAAGTCAGTTAAGTGATTCAGTTTCTGATGAAAGTCAGTTGCTTGCTCCAGTTTGCGATGAAAGTCGGTAAGGTGTCTTTCCTTATATCGAAAGTTGATAAAGAACTCACGGCCCATGTCAAAAGCCAGTAAACTTCCTGACTCAAAGCACGATAAAGTCAGTTAATCTATTCGAGCCAAAGCAAAATTCAATAAAAAGAAATAGCCATGCTCAATTCGCTCCACCGAAAGTCAGTGCCGCCAATTCAACATAGCTATATGGATTAAAAGTCAGTATAAGGTGGGTGTTAGTGGCCCATTTCTGTTCGTTTTTGCGACATTTCATTGAGTGTCACACTGTTTGTAGTGGCAAAGCATTACAAACACAGTGAACATCAAACCTTCCAGACAATCTCAATGCTGTCCTCAGTGACCTTGACCATCATAATCAGCAGATTCACGACATTGCGCCTGTCCTCCAAAGTCAGCTCGTCCCACTTGGAGAGATAACCTTTGATGTTCGCAACATCTGTCGGCTGGTCAACAACGGATAGCTCCCGAATGGACTTCAGCAGCTCCTGCTTCTTTGCATCCAACTCCGCAACTCGCTTGTTGATGTACTCCATAAGCGGGCCGTCAGCCTGCAAGACCTTATCCATGAGTGTGTCAATCTCTGCGTTGACCTGCTGCTCCTGGACACGGAGTTCATTCAGTTTGGGGTTCTCTCGCTTCTCCTCTGCGGAGGAAAGCACCTCGAACTCCTTCAATCGCTGCTCCATAGCCTTGAAAACAAAGTCCTCCAATTCATGGGTACGGACACAACTGATACCCTCGCATCCCCGGTTGTTAAGGTAGTTGCCACAGCGGAAATAACGAATGGAACTGCAATCGTTGTACTTCACAAACAATGAATGACCACACTTTCCGCATTTGGCTTTCCCCACCAGCCAGGAGTTCTTTGCCTTTGTGGAGGTAGAGAAGCACCTGTTGTTGAGACACTTCTTGCGAGCAGCTATCCAATCTCTGGACGGCACAAAACCCTCATGCGGCGCGATTACCAGTGTCTGCCCTTCCAAGGACTGCTTCTTATGCGCCTTTGCCTCTTGGCTGTTGTAAAGATAGCAACCATTTGTGCCAATGAACTCGGACGGGTCATTGATGATGTTCGTGCCCTGGGATTTGTAGAACTCATACACATCCAGGTCGGCCATGAGATAGGCAGGATTCTTCAACATCTCACCAATCTGTGTCCTGTTCCAATTCTTACCGCGCCGTGTAAGGATACCGTTATCAGCAAGATATCGCATAAGGTCTCCCAACGAAGTCTGTGGTTGTGCGTACATCTGGTAAATGAGTTTGATGATTTCAGCCTCTTCTGGAACGACCACATAGCGGGAGGTCTTTTTCCCTCCAATGGAGTACGGCTCCAGTTTGAACCCATAGGGGACTTTCCCGCCCATGAAAAAGCCGTGCTTTGACCGAGAGATATACGCATCGGTTACTCTCATCTGAATCGTCTCACGCTCAAGTTGTGCAAAGACAATGCAGATATTGAGCATAGCCCTCCCCATGGGAGTCGAAGTGTCAAACTTCTCCGTGCAGCTCACAAACTCCACACCATACTTCCCAAACTCCTCCATCATGGATGCAAAGTCGAGGATGGAACGGCTGATTCTATCCAGCTTGTAGACGATGACCCGCTTGATTTGCCCAGCCTTGATATCGCTCATCATCCGCTGGAAGTCTGGCCTGTCCGTATTCTTGCCGGAGAACCCCCGGTCACTATAGCAGGTAAACTCTCCTCCCCTTGTTTCGTATTTGCAAAATTCCATTTGGCTCTCGATAGATATGCTGTCTGCTTTGTCTACCGACTGCCGAGTGTAAATGGCATCAACCATTCTCGTACATACCCCTTTCATACAGAAAAGGGCCACTAACGGCATCATTATACCGCAGTCGCCCTTGAAGTTCAAGTCGCCGGAACGTATTTAGCGAAGATATCGTAAAGCCCCCGCTCAATCTCAGTACGAATCTTCTCTTTCTTCTGCTCATCGTACTGTGGCATCAAATTGGTAAAGCTGATTTCTCTGCCACCAAATATTGATTTGATAGTTTCTCGTAAATAGGTGGTCGTTTCTATAGCTCATCATCTCCTCATAAAAATGTGGAGGAGGGAGACCGCAAAAATCTCCCTCCTCACGCCTATCGCTTGATATTCAACTGACTGAGAATCTCATTTGTGAACTTGCGTGTTACTTCACGATGCTGTTCCACGGTATCTTCGTTCGTGCCGTAGATATAAGTCGGCCCAATCTCAATATTGACCTCGCTATTAGAGATATTGGGGAGGGCATCAGACTTTGCATCTGCAATAGCATCGCCACCAGCAGAAACACGAGGCATAGCAGTAGACTTCATCAGTTCACCAAACTCATCTGACAGTTTAGTCGTAAACTGAATCAGTCGGTGCAGCTCCTGCTGTTTCTTGTCGTCCAGCACAGCTTCGCCCTTTTCGAGCACTGCCATGATTTCATTCTGCTTGAGGGTGGGGTTGTCGCCAGCAATACCGCCCTTGTGGTAGATGTACTTTTTGTACTTGTCGTACAAGAACTCCTTAGAGCCGTCCATGTACCATGCGCCATCGTTCTCACGATGAGTATGGATTCCATATTGTGCAAGCATCGCGCCAAGGTCTAAATTGCGCCTATTCAACCATCTCTTCCGGTCTTCACCTGCCGTGTGATGTTCCTGGCTGTTGGAGTACATCTCCTTGATGATAGCGTGGATAGCATCCTCCTTGGAACTGGTGCTATGGTTACCGGTGGTTCCGACGACCGTGTTGTTCTTCCCACCTCCGGTGCCAGAGGTGCCACTGCCGCTGGTCTGAGCTGCGATATCGGCATCGATGCTGTTCAGAGCTGCGACATAGCTGCCGTACCGTTGGGCGGCTGCCAAACAGTTATTCCACGCCTCGGTGATTTCGGAGTTCAGCACAGAGCCGTACTCTGTGCTCCATGCAATCAGCTCGTCATACAACGTGTTCCAATGGTTCTCGATGTAGTCGATAGCCATGTCGTACAGCTTCTGGTAGCTGCTGATGGTCTCCTCCAGAGTCTTAATCTCTGCGTCTTTCTCGTTCTCGTATGCAGTCTGCATATCGTCGAGAGCTTCCTTCTGCGCATCGACCGCATAATCGGACTGGTCGTCAGCTAACTCCTTTTGGAGGTCAGCAAGCTCTTCTTCCAGCTTGATTTTCTGCGCCTGCGCATCCCGGCTGTCATCCAGAGAAAGTGCGTTGATTCTCTCCTGGAGCTTCGCAATCTGCTTTACTTTATCGGCGACCTTATCCTCGTACTCAGCTTCCTTCTTTGCTGCATCAAGAGCCTCTTTACGGAGGTCGATGATGTCGGCATAGGCGTCTTTCAGCTCCTCAAGGGCGTCAATCTGCTGCTGAATACGATGTTTCAGCATATCCATGACGTACTTGAGGATGTCATCAATACCGGACTTCATCTTTTCCAGTTCTTCACGGACTTTTTCGCTGGATTCTCCGGCCACTTGTCCAATACTGGCGATAGCAGTGTTTGCCAAAGACTCGATAGACTCAATGTTATGGAGCGCTGCCGCATACTGCTCATCGTCCAAATCGCCCAGGGAGTGCATCAGTGCAAGCTCCGCATAGGCAAGGCCAAACGTGGCGTCTGTCGCCTCTGTGGTTGCGTAGAGCAGGGTGTTCAGGTTCTCAATGGAACCCTTTTGGAGCGCCAGTCGAAGTCGTTCCACATAAGTCACAGCCTGTTCAGCGGCAAGCTGCCGAGTACGAGCAGCGATGACTTTATTGATGTTCTCCTCATTGATGACCAGTAAACCGTTCTCATCTTGGAGGAATTGCATATACTGTGGGCCAAGGTCAATAATCTTTTGATACACATCAACGGAGATAAAGCCATCTTCCGCATATTCATCTGCTGCAGCTTTCAGTGTGTCGTAGACATTCTGAATTTCGTCCACGGCGTCAGAAGCCTCAGTAACGATTTGCTTTAATGCGTCGATGACAGTGATTTTCGCCTCACGAATAGAGTTCTTCAACTTCGCCCAAGACTCAGAGTTTTTCTGGTTCTCCTCGTTTAGGGAGTCAAGGGTACTGATTAGCTCCTCGGTCTCCTTCCGCAAAGCGTTAGTAGCCTCCTGCATGGAGTCATACTCGCCTTGACTATCAGCAACAAGCTCATTCAGGTGCTCAAGGTTCTCAATGAAGAACTTGTTGGTGTCTGGATTGTATTCAACCAAGAAGCCAAGCTGACGAAGTGCGTCTGCTCCAGCAGATATGGTTTCATCCCGCAGGTTATTGAGGTTATGAAGTGCGTCCTGCTCGTCTCGATAGACATTGACCAACTCTTCCTGAAGTCGAATCTGCTCCCGCAAATCATCTGTGTTGGAAAGCTGAAGCTCCAACTCAGAATGCTTGATTTGGATGCGGTTCAGCCGCTCGATTGCCTCGCGGTAATCGTCGATAGCAGCGATGTACTCCTCAACATCCTTCGTGGTGTCACTTCCGCCACTACTGCCACTGCCGCCCTTTCGGTCACTCCTGAAACTCTTGAGTGGTGCGTTTTTGAGCGTTTGCAGTACGGCAATCTGGCCGTCAATCTGAGCAATCGCATCTTGATAGTTCGAGATGTCAAGCTCAATCTGAGAAATGAAGTCTTCAAGGCCAGATTCTTTTGCGGTATAGGTATATTCCGTCCCCTCAAAGCTACCGCTCGTTAGGTTGAGCTTGATGCCACTGCTACCTGTACCGCCGCCGGAACCACCCTGCACAGCAGAGGAACCAGAAACAGAACCGTTAGCGACGCCAGCAATAGCCTTTGCGGTTTCGTGAGCCTGCCGGGCCACAGATGCCAGGTCTGTCTTCACATTGGTCAGGTTTTTGTACATGGTCTGCGCCAAGTCGAAAGCGGCCTGATTGAAGTTGCCGTTTACATCGGTACAGACCTCCATTGCCACACGGTCGAACTCCTCGGCATTCTGGGCCATGGCGGCAGCGGCCAGCTTAAATGCCGTAGCCTCGTCGATTCCAGCGTCAATCATCGCCTGGGCAACAGCGTTACCGGCGTTGATACGGTACTCGGCCAGCTCCTTGGCAATTTGGCCTTCGCCCTCACCAACATTCTTAGCCAGGTCGAGCTGAGCCTGAGCGGCCTCCATCTTCGCTTTAAGAACCGCCTTATCCGCTTCGAGCTGTGCAATCTGGGCGTCGATTTGAGCGTCAAGCTCCGCCTTCTTCCCCTGGAGGAAGGAATTGACCACATCTTCATTTAAGAGGACTTGGCCGTCGGCGGACACCTGTGCGTTATTGAGAATCTCAGGATAGACAGAAGCGAACTCCAACGCCTTATCCAGAGACATAGCAAACCCGTTGGCGACCTCGGACTGCAGGTCGGCAAGGGTTTGGAACGAGTTAGAGATGGAATCGACCGTGTTCGCCACGTTGGAGAAATTTGCCAGCGCCGCAGAATAAGCGTTAAGGTCACCTGTTATGCTACCATACAGAGCATTATACAAATCCAGTTTATTTTGGCTTGCGTTAATAGCAGCCGTATTCGCATTGATTTCATCGGTGACTTCCTGAATCTGCTTATCCCACGCATCCATCATCGAGGTGTTGCCACCGCTCATATGCTGATTTGCTCGGTAGATTTCCAGGGTATCAGTGAGAACGTTGTTTCGTTCCTCCAGAGAATCAATCTCTTTTTGGATATCCACCATTTCGCCTTGCATTTTGGCGTTGGCATTTTCTTTCCATGCCTCGGTGTTGAGCTTAATGATGCCGTTCTCCTCATAGAGATAATCGAGATAACTCTCCTCAGAGTCAGCCAGAGCTTTTATGGTGTCGGTGGACAACCCTCCGCCGTCTGCCATCTCATCCTGCGCGGTTTTGAGCAGGTCATACGCAGATTTAAGGCTGGATATCGTATCAGCCAAGTCAGAAAGAGATGCCTGATACGCAACTGCGGCCTCTTCCACCGCTTCTTGACCATTCTGTACCTCGTCAACAAACCAAGAGTTGGCCTCAACATACTCCTTTACAGACGGGCCGATTTCATCTATGACATCTTTTACGGCTCCGTAGATATCATATACGTCATCCGTGTCCATCAAGTCGGCTTGTACGAGGGCATCCTTCAACTCAATCAGCTTGTAGTAGTAATCAACGATGGCATCGACATTCTGGTCGGAGTCCCAGTTAATAGGCTCAATTTCGAGCTCCATCGCTCCGCCGCCACGGCCACCATAGTACCGGCCCTCATCAATGAAATCGCCCATGATTTCCTGGACGAGCTTATAGGCATCGGTCTCTTTCTTCGCTGTATCGCTAACTTTAATGGTAATTTGACTGCCGCTCCAATCACTCCAGGACTCCTCCAGCAATTTCTCTTTTGCGGCCTGTCTACGCTCTTTGACAGCAATCTCCTGGGCTTCGAGCTCTTTTTCAATTTGCTCTTCGAGAGCCTTTGTGTACTCCTCTGTGCCAGCTTTCAGATTGGAGAGAGCGGTAGTCTTCCCATCCATCGACTTTGTGATGTCCTCAATGGCTCGTTGGAGGGCGTTCTCCTCAGCAGTTGTACGGTTTGCCTGTTCCGCATATTGCTTATATACGGAATATGCTTCCATTAAGGCATCAATCCGCTCAAGTTCGGCATCTTTCTCTCTTATCGTAGCCTCAGCCAATTCAATCGTTTTCTGCCGTGCGTTTTCAATATGATTCTTTACGACAGAAATGACTGCAAACACAGCAAAGAATGCCCCTACTGCAATCTGTGCTGCACTTGCACTTACAGCAATTTGGTTGAAAGCGTTAGAAATGAACTGTCCCGCCGTTACACCAGCGGCCTGTGCGGCATGAATTGAAGCAATGACAGCTTTGATAGGAGCCACCAGCTTCAGTAGCGTAGCCAAAATTGTATCGGCTTTGATGGTTGCCACAATTCCTGCGGTAACATACAAAACAGTGTTCAAGCCGCCAAGGGCATCTACGACACGCATGATACCATCAAATATTTTGAGGAAATTTGTCCCCAAGTCGATAATATCATTCACGAAATCCTTTGTGACGGCAGACTGGCTCAGAGATTGGAACGCTGCCTTGAACTGATTGATATGGGCAGTGATGCTTTCCATAAATACGGCATAGGATTCTTGTAGAGTGCCAGCACTATTGGCCATCTCATCCATGGCACCAGATGCTTCTTGGAACTGCTCAACCAGGGAATAGAATACGGACTGCTGACGAACACCTGCGATGGCGTTAGCAAGGGCAGCCTGTTCCATACTGGAGAGTTCAGACCACTTAGCGGCAATATCGGCGATGATGTCATATGTACTTCTGAATTCGCCATTTGCATCGGTCAAAGTAACATTATACTTGGTCAGAGCGGCAACAAGTTTGCCATATTCGGCATCGGTCATTGCTTCGCCAAGTTCGTCCAGTTCTGTCTTGGTGCTGCGAATCCTCGCCGCAATCGTTCTCAGTCCAACAGAAGACTTTGCGGCGTTCTGGATAGTGGTATTAGCCGCAGTCAGCAAAGCGACCGACTGTTCAAATGTGTTCCCCGCTGCAGCCAACGCCGAAGAGGCATTGTTCATACCTTCGGCAATCTGAGACACGGAGATAGGGAAGTTATTGCCTGTGACGACCATCTTGTCCATGATGGACTCGATATCATCTACACTGACCCCAAATGCTTTGACGATAGCTGTGATGGCATTCTGCGCATCGGACACATCAATTTCGCCCACGTTTTGCAGCATTGCTGTGTACTCAGCTAACACGCTGGATTCATCCAGAGAATATCCCAAGCGGGCATACGTTGTTGTAGAGTCAATCAGGTCTGGGATAGTTGAACCAATTTTGGTTGCCGTCTTAGATATGGTATCCAGATACTTTTCGTAGGCTATTTCCGTGTCTCGTGTTACGATTTTGAGCTGTGTCATGGCATCGTCAAGCTCAATCGTGGCAGTCACCATGTTTCGGATAGACCGGATACCGTACATGATTACTCGTGATACACTAAACCATGCGCTAAGGCTTTTGGCAATAGAACTGAACCGAGAGCCGAGGGTCTTTACGTTCTCTCCAGCAGCTTTGATTGCGTTTGAGTTTTCTGCAAAAGAAGCCTGAAGCCCAGAAAGTTTCAGCTTAAACTCATCAACCGTTATTTCATTGGCCTTGAGCTGGCGCTGGTATTCTTTCAGTTTTTCAATGTCATTCTGGATTCCGGCATAGCTTGAACTTGATGTGCCCGCCTGTGCCATTGTCCAATCCCGCTCTGCCTTTTGCATCTGGGTGAGAAGCACATATCCAGATTTGATAGCGGCATTCCGCTGCACTTGGCTTGCAGTAGACTCCTTATCAGCGGCAGCTTTCTGCTTCTCCGCGTCAACTGCGGCCTGGGCGGCGGCCTCCCGCGCTATGCGCTCCTGGTTAATCTGCTCAATAGTCGCAGAAATGGCGGCACCTTCCGCTTCAATTTCCGCACGATGTTCTCCAGTGGTTCCTGATTTAGCGGCACGAACCTCTTCAATTTTGACTGCCCACTGCTCATACTGAGCCGTAATCTCAGCAATCCTGGACTTTTCTGTTTCAGTTGTCGCACTTGCGGCTAAAGCGTCCAGAGACTTTTTGACGGCGCTCTTTTGTCCACCAAGAGCCTCCATTTGAACCTTGAACTCCGCGATTTTGCGTGTTGCGTCAGACGCGGCGGCTCCCGTTTGTTCCAGTTTGTTTTTGATTTCTCCAATACCCTTGGCAGAAATCGTAATTTCTGTGCCCGTAGAGAGTCCGAGGGTATTGACGATGGCACCGAGCTGCTTCTTGAAATCATTAACGGCACCAGCGCTTAACTTGAGAGTAGATATCTGAACGGAAAATTTTCCGCTTGTACTGACTTTATCCAGTTGTGCTTGAAGCTGGCTCTCCCAAGACTTCTTCCCGCCAGTATCAGTGTCGATACCGACCTTCACCTTGAGCGGATTCTTGTTCAGCTCGGCCATGATTTGGGTAAGCTGGCTTTGAATCAGTTTGCCACTTTCACCGCTTAGAGCACCCTCGCCCGCTACACCGAACAGCAACGAGATGTCTGCACCTGCCATCGTTTCTCACCGTCCTTTATATAGAAGAAAAGGCTCGGCATAAAGCCAAGCCTCTGTTGTCGTGTTTTCAGGCATTACTCTGCCTGCTCATCTTTGCTTTTAGCCTGTTCGATGTATGCCTGGACAAGTTTCTGCTCATCCATCCCGTTGGAGGTAATAGCCCCCATCAGGTTCTTGAGGTCGTCCTGTGTAATCCCATCAAAGATAGATTTGGTGTTATCCCGCATCTCCTCCATGGTGCTAAGAACATCATTGATACGCTCCTGAATCATGGTGGCCTTGCTGTCGCACAGGAACCGAATCTTGCTGTTGATGGAGTTGACGATTTCCTGCAACTGGGTTCCATCAATAGCGGCGCACACGGCGTCCACAGCATCAGTCATATACACCAACTGGTAGCGATGCTCCAGATTGTCAGGAAGGGAGAAGTTAGCGTATCTGGACAGGATATTAGTCTTGATAGCAAAATCCTTGACCTCGGGCATATAGCCCAGCTTGTCGTGGAAGCAGCTACCAACAACGTCATCAACGAATGCGAGCATATCTGTCAGGGACAGAGCATACTTCACCCGAAGCTGTGCGTCATGCCACTCAATAGTGGCTTCGTTCTGAAATTGCTCCTTTGCAATCTTGTCAAACAGTGCAATAGACACTTTCTTATCTGCTTTTGCCATGGTTACAATTCCTTCCTCCATGTTTATTGAATAGGGGCGAAGGCCACGAGCCTTCGCCCCGCTTGTTGCTCAACAGTTACTCAGCGTCCTCAGTGTTCACGCCAAAGATGGTGTACGTCCACAGAGCGGTGGCGGAGCCAGCCTTGCCGCAAGCGCCGGACAGAGACTCAGCCTCGAAGGCGTGGACGGCCTGGTTGTCGCCCATCTCGATGGAGAAGTCGCCGTTGAAGTCGGCCTTGGGGATGTAGAACTGGATACGGTACACGTTGGCGCACTTGTCCTCGCCGAAGCAGTCGATATACAGAGCGCACTTCTCAGAATACCTATCGCTCATGTTGGTCAGCACGTCGGCCTGAATCTGGCGGGAGTAGTACACCACGATTTCAGTGTCGTCAGCAATCTCACCATCATTGAATACCAGCTTCTTAGTGGCGGGGTCATAGGCGAACACACCCTCAGCGGCGGCAGCACCCTGGGTCAGCTTCTTGCCAAGAGTGCTGTCGGCGTTCTTCACATAGACGGACTCGACCTCGTTGCCAGCAGTGCCCACAGCCTTATAGCTGGTAGTGGCCTCGTTGCCATTCACAGTCAGGTAGTCAGTCCAGAGAACAGTGGTCAGCTTGTTCTCGAACGTGCAGCCGGTCTGCAGCTCCATCAGGCCACCGGAAATCAGGCCGTTGTTGCCGCTGATGGTCACGGCCTTGTTGCGCTTCAGGCTGGACAGTTTACGGCCCTGCTTGCCAGTGATATCGGTCTTGTCCTGGCTCTGAGCAATCGTGGCGCTCTGAAGCTCGTCCAGCACAAACTTGAAGTTACCGGTGGCAATATCAAAAGCAGTAATAGTTTCCAGGCTGGTAATAGTTACATCATTGACATTAAACATGATAAAACCTCCATTTTGCATGATTAGCATTGGCTAACCGTTTTTGTTATTAAAACGCACAGAATCTTATCTGCACGTTTGTTATCTATTCTTTCGATTGGATGGGACAGGTTTGACGCTGGGAGACAGACGATTGAAATCCTTGGTTTGGAACGTAATTACTTTTCCAAGATAGTCTTGGATTGGAGTAAAGCGTCTGACAGAATACAATTCAAGCTCCCCAAGGCCATAATACCGACTGCCGTTGAGCACCTTGGCAATTTCGGAGCACAACCTGTCTGTCCGCACACTTCCATCTGGCAACATCATCTTTGTCTTGTGAGTGAATACCCAGATATAGAGATTGGGGGTAAGGAATGTTTTGTTCACTGTGCTTTGGATATCAACGTCGCAGCAGATAAAGGTCTGCCCCTGCGTAACAACCTCGGGTACATACTCGAACGGATACAGCCGGGTGAGAAACAGTTCCTCCGGGTCTGCAATGGGCTGCTCATCATCACTTAGCAGAGAAACTATCTGCTCACTTGCCAGCAAGTCATGGATAAGCTGCTTTTTGTAATCGAAAAACTCATCAAGTTGCATCGTTACAGCGCCTCCATTCGACACACTAACGCTGGCTCGTCGTCCAACGATTTGTCATCAATGGTGAACGTGAACACATTGTGTTCATCCTTTTCAATATGCGGCTTATAGATAATCCCGCTCTTGCCAATGAGCTGCCCGAGATTGTGCGAACTCCCATCATTTAGCACAACGATAAGGTCTCCGTCGTTATTGGCAGTCGCATCAATTACTTCGCAACTACTATCTGCATTCAAATAGAGTGGAACTATAAACTCGTTATTGTAGTTGATTCTGATGCGAATCATAGTTTCCCTCCTGCCCCACTTTTATCTTCCAGATTGAGAACACGCCCCACAATGCTTTTTGGAATCTTTGAATCAATGCGTTTGCCCTGCGTTACATGGTTATGGGTAATTGCATACGCAATCTTCTGGTCAATAGCGGTCAGGATTTGCTCGTACTGCTCTACGTCAATCACGCCGTCATAATAATCCCGACCCTCAAAAATGACAGTTCGATTTTCATGCCCCACTACCCTTGCGAAGACCGGCGTTCCATACACCAGATTCCAACACTTATCATTGTCTGGGAGGTCAATGTTGGTGTAGGTCTTAATCACAGCCATACGCAGAAAGTAATCTTTGAACTCTGGATGATAAGCGCCAGTCTCAGCATCTACGACCCCGTTACACACGGTTTCTACGATGCCAGATACCTCTGCGGCATTGAGTCTACGCTTTACCGCAAACTCAAATCTGTTGTCCCCACCGCCAACAGATAGTGTGGCGGTCTTATTGACACTGTACTTCTCACAAAGTGCTTCCATATCAGAAGCACTGACTCTGTCAGTCCTATTCACCTGTGTTTCCTCCTGTTTCTTTTGTCATATCAGCATTGGCAGGCCCTGTCTCCTTCTCAGCTTTAATGCGCTCCAACTCCAGCGCAACATCGGTAGTATACGGGCTCTGCTCAATGATGGTACGCTTGGAAATAGCGTCCATTTCCTGCTGCATCTTCAGGTCTTTCATCAGACTATTGGTATCCACTGGACGTGTCACATTGAAGTTGATGTTGAGGCTGTCAAACGCTTCATCTGTGTACTTCTTGTGGATGCTACGAAGCTCCTGGAGCTTTCTGAAATACTCAAACCTCTGGAACATACCGTCTGTCAGAGACTGGATAGTCTTTTGCGCCTTGTTGTCTGTTTGGTTAAACAGATATTTCAAAGATACTTCTGAGACGTTAGAGACATTGGACTGCCCATACGCAGAGGCGGGGATACAGGCCACAGCGTAGAACTGCTCAATCAGATGCTTTAATAGAAGCTCTGCGCTACTGCTATCCAATTCGCTCGCAGCCCATTTGAAGTCGCTCTCACTTTTATCTTCCAGATTGAGAACACGCCCCACAATGCTTTTTGGAATCTTTGAATCAATGCGCTTGCCCTGCACGACACCAACAGGGTTTAGAGAGAGGCGGACTACGGCATCGTCCAACTGAGACATGATTTCCTCGATGCTGTCCATAATAGGAATGAGGTCAGCCACCAATCCGTTCCCGAAGACATCCGTTTTATCCAAACTGACGTAGTGAATAGGCAAACCTGTGAGATTTGGCCTGGTTTCAACAAGGTTGCGGTTTAAGTATGTTTCGACCCTATCAGGATAGTAAACAATGTAATGGTCGTCTCCTCCCAAATCCAAGTCCTTCCAATGTTCTACAAAACTTGTGTAGTTGTAGTTGTCATCGTAGACCGGGAAGGCGCTCTCATTTGGAATTACATGAGAGCGGATAGTGTCTCCGTCCAAGAACACATACTCAAAGGCGTTTCCGTACTTATAAAGGTCGGAAGTCAGCTCGTAGTCAACCTTTGGATAGCGCCCTTTCTTGTAAATCTGGTTGAAATCAGCTACGATTTCAGGCTCACCAGAGATAGAAACCTGTCGCCCCACGACATAGGATGTATGCCCTTCCACTACAGACTTGATTGTTTGGAAAACCATTTTGCTGGTGGTGAATGTTCCGTCTTTGAACTCTGTATCAGGACGCATCAAAATATCATGCTTCCTAAGCAGATATTCTCGAATCCGAAATACTTCCCGAACCCGTTGGTCTTGCTCTGGCCTATGGATTTCGTCCATAAACCAGAGCTTATTTTCACGCTTGTTTTCACGTTTGAAAAAACTCATGTGTCCTCCGTTCTGTGTGCGAAAAACTCCTTTCGCTTTCTGCGCACATTTTTGTTGTTGCGGTGATAGATATCCTCCTGTTTAGTATCAGATTCTCTCATAAAGGTGCTGAGCTTATCGTTAAAGGTCTTTGGACGTTTCCCGCTGGTTTGTTTCATCTTTCTTATCACCATAGTCAATGTAGTTGGGGCACTCCTTTGCTCCAAAAAGCGCCATGGCCATGGCCATGACAGTGTCATCGTGATAGCCGCCACTTGCCTTAGCGGAACCGTCCTTATAGACGAACACCTTCATCTCCTGCAACAGTGTCTCTGAGTTAATACGGAGCTTATCTCTCGTGTGTAACTCTACAAAATCGTCAATAATACGCTGCTTGCTCTGTTTTGTTGTCTCAAAGCCAGGCTTACGCTTGACGCTCCCTCTTGCGTCCCAACTTTTGTACTTGTACATCAGCGGATACTGTGCATCATTATAAAGACGGTCACAAACTGTCTGTCCAGCAGATGCTTTCTCCACGACCAGGTATGCCGTATTGAACCAGTAGCCAAGCTCTCTGACAATATCAACAAAATCAAATGGTTTAATCTTGTTGCTCCGAAATTCGGCAACTTGAAATCCGTCACGGTCAACAACCTCAACAACTGAATAGTCGGAACTGCCACCAAGTCCCTCTGCACTATCAACACCGATAAAGTATCTGATGCCGTCCGATGGTTCTTCCCAAAGATAAAAACCCCGGTTGTACCAGGGTTTCAAAATGGCAGGCAATGTACTCGGTATCGGGATAGTTTTTTCAAAAAGATTCTCAATTCTTTCCTGAACCTTCTGATTATCAAAGACGTTATCTCCAGTAGTGATGAACGCTTCGTGTGGTGTAGAGGGAAATTCCTGCGCAAACTGTGTTTCAGAACTATTGGAGATTTTCAGTCTTCGCCACACGATTTGCTCAATGGTGGCTCCTCGGTGATATAGGGCAAGTTCAGCATCGTCCAGTTCGTCAGTGGTGGGCAGAGCCCCATTCAAAGCGATATATCGTTCTGCGAATTGTTTGTACTCATCCGCAAACATGAGTTTGTCATCGACCCAGCCAAAGAAGAAAGGCTTGTACATACTCTCTCCCTGTGCGGCCTTTGAGTACATATCCGAAAAGAAGTTAAAGCCGTTCGCTGTGCTTTCCACGATAATCTGTCCATTTGGTGTCAGGCACTGTTCGATAGCCAGAATCTGCTTGTCGATATTCTCGTTGCAAAATGCCGCCTCAGATACATGGACAAAGCGCAACGTACTGCCACGGACGGACTCCTTTGTTCCGCAGGAAATAACTGTAATGCGGCTTCCGTTCTCCAGTTTCAGTTCTTTTCTATTGTTGTTGATAAGTCTCGGACGGATTGCCTTCGGGATGCTGTTATAGAGCTGTTTGAGTTTTGTAAAGATACCATCTGCTCCATCCAGACTGTGAGCCATCAGCAAGCAGGATGTATTGGGAAAGCGGATAGCAAGCCAGATAGAGTATGCGCAGCTCAGTACGCTGATTCCCAACTGCCGGGATTTCAAAACGACGTTGAACTTATCTATTTCAGTGAGCAACTGCATCTGTTGTGGGTTAGGGACGAAATTGACGAGTTGCCCTCGCTTATCAACAATCTTGATGAAGTTCTGGATGAAAAGGATAGGGTCATTAAGAACACGCCGCAACTTTTCTGCATCTGTCAATTCGTACCTCACCTCCTGTTACTCGACATCATCCAACTCTACATCCTTCAACATAGCGCGAAGTTCGTCCTCGCCATCGTCCTCAAAGAATTTCTCGCTGAACTTTGAGAACGCCTGAAATGCCTGCACATCTTCTTTGGCCTTGTCGAAATAAATCTCATAAAGCTCAACGAGCTTTTGATTGTGCATCCGTTTCAGCAGATATTTCACTGCCGTCTGCACAGATTCCTCCGCAAGCCAGCGTTCGCACTGGGCCTCGTCCATACCCTTTGTGAAACCCTTATATTCCTCAACCAATTCTTCAAAGGTGTCAATCTTTTTAGGAAGCAAGGATGGTGCATACTTCCAAACGATGTAGTAGACCTTGACCTGTGTTGGCAGCATTTCATGGAGTTTTTGCATCAGAGATTGCTCTGATTTCTTTGCCATATCAGTTCACCCTCCCTTACTTGGATGCAGGGGGCTTCCGCCCTTTAGGAGCGGGTTTTGCACCATCTCCACCATCACTGTCCTTGACGGCATTCTTGTTTTCGTCCAGTGGAGAACGCCTAAATGTCCCATTCAGCTTGGCGGCATAGGCACCATTGATTGCGTCCGCAATCTTTCGGTGGTTGTCCTCGGTCAGCGGACGTTCACCATTGAGAATCTGAGAGATATGTCCTGCGGTCAGGTCGCAGTACGCCTCGATATCCCGCAGAGACAAGCCCCGAAGCAGGGCATAGTTTTTCAGTTTGCTTGTACTGAGCATCGAATCACCCCGTGTATAAAAATTAAGCAAAAATATACGGGCGGGGATGTTTCACCCCGCCCGCCCCGGCATATCCGGGCAGGTTAAAAGGAGTTATCTGGCAAATCAGGCGACAGTCTTGCGGAGCACGACAGCGCCGTCGGTGTCCAGCAGCTTAACAGCATAGAGGCTGGAGGCAATGATGTCGGTAGCAAGCAGCTTGGACTCACGCTCCTCCTCAATGTTAATGTTCCGCTGGAAGACGTAGCCCAGGGCCTCGCGCTTGACGATGTAGGTCTTGCTCTCCTTGGCAGTCTCGTCATAGGTGCCGTTGTTGCACATAATAACAGGGATGCCGATGAAGTAACCGACAACACCGTCCACGATGAGGCCGTTGGCCTGCTCAGCCTTGTTGAAAGTCTTCTCCACGCTGGTGAAGGAATCCATCTTCAGGAAGGAGGGCAGAAGGCGACTATTGATGATAATACCGGCAAAGCTGGCAGTATCAACATCATCGCCGAAACAGCCCAGACCAGCCATCAACTCAGTGTCAGTGATAGCATCGGCAGCAGCAGTGGCCTGCTTATAGACAGCATCGGCGTCCATAGCAGCAACCAGGTCGGCGTCAATCTTCTTGGACATGGCATCAGCGACCTGAACCACCATACTGTCCATCACGCGGCCCTTAATCTGGGCAGCTTCCACATCATAGACGCGGGCGGAGCCAGCAACCTGCTTGATGGGGGCGCTCATGTCGGTCATGTCAACCGCAGCGGGAGTCACGGGAGTGCCCTTGGTCACCTCGGCGGCGGTAACAACTCGCTTCAGCTTGGGGAAATGCACAGTATCACCGTACTGCATCGCCTCAGAAACAATAGGGGTAGCATCAAAAGCCACCCGGCCAATGCGCAGCGCAGCGTCCAGCTTGGCGTTCACGGCATCGGCAAAAACCTCGGGAATAATCAGTGCCATATTATTTCACGTTCCTTTCATGTTAGTGTTTGAGCCGCTTCCACATTTCAGGGTCACGGCGATAGAGTTCAGCCCTTTCGTCGTAGGACATTTTGTCATACTCCGCTTTTGTAACAGGCTGATTAGTCTGGTGTCCAGTGGGCTTATACCCACTCGCAGCCAGACGTGCGGCAACCACCTTCTCGATAGCGGCGCTGAAAGCGTCAGCGTCAACATCGGTCTTGAGGTAGTCCGCAATATCTGCGTCAAGGCTGTGCGCCTGGAGGGCGGTTTTCAGGCTGAGCGTTTTGGCCTTCGCATCGGCCTCCTGCTCCTTGCGCTCCAGTTCCGCAAGACGCTGTTCGATGGCGAGTTCCGCCTCCGTCTTCTGGACAGGAGTCAGTTCCGCGACCTTCTTCTCCAGCGTTTTGATGTCCTTGGAATACTTGGTGCGCACACGGTCTTCTGCGGCCTGAATAGCCTTGTCGTAGTCCGCCTTGGACATAGTTACAGTCCCCTCGGCGGCGTTGTTTTCGGTGCCAGTGGCAGTCCCGGTCTGAGTTTCCTTCTCAGTCCCCTCAGCGGCGGTGCCAGTAGCGGTGTTATTGTTCGTATTGTTGTTATCCATGACGATTCCTTTCCAGTTCGCCGCTAACAGCCCTCGTAAGTTCTGTGAGCAACGCCCTTGTGTCGTGTAGTTTTTAGGAGTCTCCCGTTTAACGACCGGGAGCACGTCGGGCACAGTTCTCTCCAAGGAGTTGAGAGAAGTTAAGTACCATGGCTGATATGAAATATACAGATTTGCCGCACACCCTATTGGAAGAGAGGAGATAAAAAAGATAGGGCGCACAACTATATCAACAGGCGCTGATGAACACCTGAAGATATCGGGAAATTAGAAAGAGCGTGAGGAGCTGTTGCTCCTACCCGCTCGCACGATAGCAGGACGTAAGCGGACGCCCACCTATCTACGAATGCTTGCAACCTTACGCATTGCTCTGGATGATGTCCAGAATCTCACGCAGTCTCTGGTCAGAGAAAGCAGACTTTCCCGCAAGCCACTGGGAGAGCGTCGTAGGGGAGACGCCCAACCTGGATGCGAGCCACTTCTTTTTTCTGCCGGTGTCCGTAAGATACGTCTTCACTTGGCTTTGGATGGATACAGATGGCTCCAACTGTGCAGCCTCCCTTCGTATCAAGATTGATAGGAAGGAGTTACCTTCCTTCCATAATATACGTTGTGACAACGCCCTCCGAGGCATATGAGAAAAATGCGGTAGTTATGGGGTTTTCTAAGCTGTGATTTTTGAGCATAAATCAGCTTTTTCAGAATGGTTGTTTATAGCCTCGGCACAGGCACCGCAATACTTCTGCCGTCTACCCGTTCTAAGCGCAGGCTTGCCGCAACGCTCACAGGTAATAAGGCCGCTGTAGCCTTTGTACAAGTCATAATAAAGGACGAGGGAGTCCTCGTCCGGCTTGTCAATTATGAAGGCTACCTCTCCATCGCTATACACAATGGGGACAGTGAACATGGCGGAGGAAGAAGGTTTTCTCGCTTTATGGGATGTATTGATACGCACGGAATACTGGACAATTCCAGCCTGACACAAACGATTGACACGGTTTGTGGGGCCGCAGCCGCCAACCCTCCGCTTTTCCAGTCTGCCGAGAACCTTCTTGGTTGCGGAATCGTAGCTGTATTTCCACGCCAGCCGATACAACTCCGCATTACACTCGTAGATGTGCTTGTATGGCTTCATTTTGGCTGCGCACAGATACACGAAAGCAAGCCGTTCTGTATCATCATGACCGAGTGCAGCGATTTTTTCCAACTCCTCTTTGTAAATGGTGATGGATGGCGGGCTGTCACTTGTACCATCAGGAGTTCCGCCGCATTGCACAGACAGCATAATCTCTTGGATGCTTGCGTTGATATATTCCTCGGGCATTCCCTTGAAGTAGTCGGAGGATACGGAGCACAGCCGCTCCTCAATCTGTTTTGCCGTGTAGGTCGTCTTGTTGATGAGATACCACGCTGCTGTCCGAAGCTCACTTCTGGCGTGGGCGCTTGTTGCGCTGATACCACTTTTGAGAATCCTCTTTGCCTCTGCCGTTCTGTCAAAACAAATTGTCTTGCTCATGCAGTCGCCTCCTCACGATAAGATTTACTTGGGATAACCAACAGAATCAATTCATCCAATACTGCCCATACAGTGGACTCGGCGTAATGCCTGCGCTGGACAAGCTCAACCAGGTAGTTATAGGCCGATTGGATGTCGCCGCCAACAAGCTCCATGATTTGGCCTCGAACGTAGTCATACAGTACGTCGAACCGCTCTTTTGTGTCCTTGGCAATCTTCTTGCTGCCGTTCGTGTTGGTTGTGTTGTTGGTTCTGGTGATGAACCGTTTTTGCCTCTGGAGCCGGTCTATCAATTCCGCCATGCGCTCCAACACAGCGGTATCAAATTCCTGCGGCGTAGCAAAGTCCAGAAGCATATTTCTGGAATCCTTGCATCTCTTCAGTTGCTTTTGCAGACACTCAAACCGCTTGCAAATCTTGTTCATGATACATGGGCTGTCGATTGCCGGGAGATACCTGTGATACTTGTCCAACATATATCTGGCGTCATCGTCAAGGCTTTCATACGGAGTGCTGAGTAATTCCGCCAGCCTGGGGCCGCCATTGTATTTACCCACATCGTCAAATGATTTGTCGTATCGCGCCAAATCTGTGTTCATGGCATCATAGATATACCGCATGAACAGAGGTTTGTTGTCTGGAATCAGCGCATTGTGCTTCCGAATCCGCTCCTGTTCCTCCAGTGAACAGGCAGGAGCCTTTACCATCTTTCCGTCAGCGCCTATGAATTGCTCATATGGCATCTGCTCTTTATTCCACGCAGACGGCTTCTGCGGCGGAATGCCGGTCTTGATTTTGTCGATTTCGATGCCGACCAGTTCGCTCACAATCTTTATCCGCCGTGATAGTTCGGCATACTCGGGAGAATCCTTCGGAAATTTATCTCTCAAAGCATACAAACAGGTTGCCTGATTGGACAAGCTGCCAACGGCGGAGTTCAGCCCACGGATATCCGCCTCAATCATGCTTTCAAACGTGATTGCACCCTTGAGCTGTTTTCCTGCGCTTGGGTACAGGATTGGCACCGGGTTTCTTTGCGCTCCCTTGATGAGAATTGGGTCATTGGAGCTGAAGCAGCGGTCTCCGTCGAAGTCGCAATTTTGCAGAGCCAGCGTACTCACATCGCGGATGGAGAGAATCAGCCCGCTCTTGATATAGGAGTACCACCTGTCCATCTCTGGCGTTCTGGCAAGGCCGCAGACGGTCACCTCGGAGGAGTCAATCAGCGGAGAACGCATCAGCACCACCTTGTCAGGAGCTGGCTGAACCCGATTCCAGTAGGCAGAGTAAATCTCGTGGGCCGGAATCAGGCCGGATACGGCGATATCGTGGTCGCCGTCCACCGCATGGCTTTTGATGATGTGCTGGATTTGGGCAACTGGGTCGCTCACGATAAAACTGTACCCGCCCCGGCAGAGCAGTTTTCCTATCTTGGCCCCATTGAACTTGGATTCCACCTCACGATGGATAAGCGTCTGGATGTAAGAATCTTGGAGTAGGTCATAGTTGTGTGCGATAGCCCTCTGTAGAAGGCTTGCGGCTGGCTTAGCGACCTCTGCGTCATCTCCGCAGTCATTACCTATGCTGCCATCCACACCGCCTGAGAAGCCCACCAGGGTGCGGTATACGGTTTCTGTGTGACCGCTGCACAGCTTGGTCAGCAAATCCTCCGTGTGGCTGCACAGCCGGTCAATGTCCCAGTCATCCAAATCCAGCGCTTGTATGTATTGGTAGTTCAGCGTTCGATAGTCGTCATCGTGTTCCTTGTTCGCAATGACAACGCCCCACCGCAGGCTGTACTTCCGCATGGATTCTTGATGGTATTGCCATCCGCCGTGCTTGCCATAGACCTTCCACATCTTGAATTGGGAAGTGGAGAGCAGTACATCAATGTCCTCCACAGCATAGCTCTGACCATACACATCCTTGATGGTGGTAATGCCATGTTCCCGGCAGTACGCTTTGAAGTCGAACGCAACCACCAGACCTTTGCACCATGGGGCGCGGAGGATATACTCGCTGGGAACATATCCATCGTTCTCCCTCAGATATCCGAGTTCCATGGCGACCTGCCGCATCCACTCCGGGTCAGCCAAACCTTGTCCATCAAAGCTGTTGAGTGGGTCGAAGTTCATCTCTGGCTCATCGTAATAGTGCTGCGTGATTGTTTTCTCAACCCGCTTGTTTCTTCGCCCGCTGGTACACTCCGTTGTGATGTAGTCGATTGGGAGATGCGGCTTGATTTCCTCATAGTCGCTGACCACACAGACACGAGGTGCCGACTTTAGGAAGTGCATCCCAGACTCCGACAGGCCCATATAGGCGTTAAACTTGGAAACGCTGAAGCTGTCCCCGAGTTCTTCTGGGGAAATGCCGCAATATAGCGCCTCCGTTATGTACTGGTGCATGACATCCCATATGAACGCAATCGTGTTCTGCCGGAGCTGACCGCTCCCGGCGCAAAGCCGTACATAGTGCCGTCCGTTGAGGTCAAAACCGTGGTGCGCAAGCTCGCTGTACGCCTCCGCAGCTTTCTTGGCGTTTTTGCCATTGGCGGTCGGAACCACGATGTTCACGATTGCGTCTTTGACCGTAAGTCCGTTCAATCCGTTTTCGCTGTAGTAGTCGTGAATCTTTCCTGTAAGCTGGCTGGCGGAAATGGGCACCAGCTCGCCGTTCATGATTGCTTGTTCATCAGTGTAGCCGTCAATGTGATTTTTGTGCTCCAGGATTTTTTCCATTGGCAACTTATAAATACAAATCTGCTCTTCAACCATTACTCCTCGTACTCCTCCCAATTATGGTACAGGGGCTATCGACTCATTGCCGATAGCCCCCTTTGATTGTCAGAGGAAACTGACAACCTTTACTGTTTTTGCTGTTTGATAATTCCCACTGGAATCCGTCAAATTCAATTTGAACGTAAGCCCCAGCAGAGAACTGCTGCTCGGAACCTGCACTGAAATGGTGTTGCCAGACTGTTTTGTAATCGAGACCTTTCCTTTGAGCTCACTTGGCAAATCCAACGACCACACCGGAGCAATCGTCGTATCCTCAGTTACGCCATCAGTCTGGTAGAACTTCGCCGTATAGGTGTTGGTTCTTCCAAGATAAATCGTACCTGCCCCGTTGATTTCGCAAGTATATACAGGTTCTGGCGCTGCAAGCACCTCAACCTGTACCGTGTCCGTAATATCATGCTCTTTCCAATAACACATGATTGCACACGTTCCAGTGCCAGTACAGGTTGCGACCCCATCCTCGGTAATAGAGACAACTGTGGGGTCAGAACTCGACCATAGCAGCGTTGGATTCACGATTGGACTGCCGTCAAGCGCGGCGGCGGCGGTCAGTTTTGTTTCATCACCAAACACATATGTTGGTTCGGAAGGAATCTTCAATGTGTACTCCATTGGATTGCTTGGGCCTTGGATGACAGATGCCTCAATGCGGCAGATACCAGTTTTGTAATTTCTGCTCACGATTGTGTACCAGTTGCCCATCGCATTGAACTCTTGATTGACCTTTAGCAATCTGGAAAATTCATTGTCTCCGCTCATCAACTCGACGTTACCGGCGATAACGCTCATCATGTCGGATTTGTCTGGCGTCACACCCGTCATGTCGTAGGCAAAAAATGGAATGCTGAGTTCCTGCATAGAACCTTTGTCGTACACAGTGACCAGTATATCTCCGTTGATACCATCGCTGCGGCGATACACCCTATTTTCAAGGCTTTCCTGGTTAAGAATCAAATATGTTTCACCGTAGCAAGTTATAATTGAACCAGGATGAAGTCCGTTACCAGCAGGATAATAGATTGAAATATTATCGTTTGTTTGGTTCGTGTCCTTATTGCGTCTAAAGAAACATTGATACTCTTCGCCAGTCCAATAATCCTTAACAGTTGTCCCTTCACGGGCAAGGTGGGTGTAAAATTGAGACCGCACAACACTGTATAGCTCATGGTCGGTTCTATACTGGTTTGGATGGCTCTTCCTGTAGTAAACAGCGTGGGTGGCTTTTGCGTTTTCCATCTCTAATCACCTTTAATCCTTGAAAATAAATGAGAAGTCCGAATCACGGCCTCCAAGAACCGGCTCGTCAGGAATAGAATCAATGCGCTGCTGCAGTCTTTGGATTCGACGCTCCAAATATTGATATGCTTGGGAGGTCGTCCCAAACTCTGCCTCAACAGAACGGAACAAATCTATGTCCCCAAGCATAGCCTCAAAAACGGCCAATACGGTACAGAGCAACTGACGATAATGGACGTTTTTATCGTACACATCGCAGTAGTTCAACCCGTTCTCATTCAAAAGAACTTTCAGTTCATCTTCTGACAGATATTGCTGATGGGCAAGCTCAATCATCAACCTATCATAAACGCTGACATTGAGCCGCAGGTTGGGGTCTGGCTCGGCACTGTAATACGTCTTCTCTTTCTCATCAACCGGTTTCGGATAGTAAATAGTTTTCATTTTCGATTCATCCTTTCTACAATAGAGATGTTGCATACGCCCCTGATAATACCCAAGTCAAGGCACTATCAGGTGCTCTCTAAATCAAAGCCTCCTGAGCCCTTGATGCACGACATCAGAAAATCGTGCGGGTCTACGAATACTTCATGCTCCAGACGGTACTTCAATTTTGCGTTGCTCGCGCTCCGTTCCGCCCACAGCCTGAGCATCTTGGGGTGGCACTGGGGGCAGTATTTTGCTGCGCTTGAATGTGGCTTGAATTCCTTGCCGCATTGAGTGCATGGTTTTACTTTGTAGCAACGGTGGCCCAATTTTGTTCGGCCTCCTTCAGTCGCTCCCGGTATCGTCGTACTCTCTCTGCGGTCTGTTGTCTACGCACTCTCGCGGCACATACTGGGCAATATTTTGAGTGGCTTGACTGTGGGCTAAATGCTGTGCCGCACTCGGCACACGGCTTTGCAGTATACTTCGTCTTTGTATTCATTTTACCTTCCTTTCCAAAAGTGTTATTCTTCTTATACATCTCTAACAAAATTGATGGACACCCTAAAAACGGCTGTAACGCAACGCTTTTACAAGGGTCACTTTTTTCAACAGGCTGAGTTGCGATACAGGCTGTATGATGAAAATCAATCTGCCTCATTATCCTCTGACAGCAATCCAAACCGCTCCAAATACGAACACACATATGGGTCTTTCAACGCTCGCTCCCTCATCCCATCGCTCCCGACCCAATGTTCATGCTTCCACTTGTTCCACCAATCACCACCCAGATACCGGGGACTGGTAACATCACAATAAGACATAGCTTTTTGCGGCTCGTCGTAGTTTGCGAAACTTCCGTAGAGGTAGTAGCATACAGCCTCAACCGTCCACTTACCGTCATTCTCCGCTACTGCCTCCTCGATTTCGTGCTCCATGTCGAAATCCGCATCATCACACAGTTCCAGAATTTCATCCTTCAAAGTGTCCACTCCCTTCTTCGGCTGTTGGATTCGCTCTAAATCCGATAATCTTAAGCGGTGCTTATTGTGGTATACAGAATACGTCCAGAAGCCATTTGTGAGGCCGTAGAGCACCTTCTTGGTGTGGCGTGTAATTTTATCACCTATGTAACTAAAAACGCTCTACGGCCCCTCTGTGACCGCCTACAGGGCCCTCACACGGTACTTCCTCTTAAACCCTTCCATTCGCCTTCGCTACGATGAACGCTCTCCAGCGCTCTTGGAACTTCGCGTCGATTTGCCCCCGCCGCATCCCGTACTCATTCTCGATGTCCAAATAGCGGATGCCTTGACTGAGCTTCTTCTTGATTTCTTGCGCCTCTGCATCGGATAAGTCTCTGATGCGACGCCCTGGGAGTCCATCGCCAGAAACGAAGGTCTTCTTTGCTGGTGAGCCCGCAATCTCAGCTACGCTCACCCCGTCTTTTTCTTCTGGACTAATGGATGGTTCATTATGAGCCATCCATTCTGTTATGGTAGGTTCACATTGAGCCTTCCATTGATGGTTGATGTTCAGCCTCCTCTGACGATTGCCTCTGCCGTTATCCTTGATGAACGTGGTGCATCTTGTGATAACACCCATATCTTCAAGTTTCTTGATGCTGCGTTTGACCGCATTGATATCCTCACCGAACATCTCGCAGAATTGCTGGTTGGTAAAGTGACACTCACAGCCATTCCTCTGGAGCTCCTCAATATGCGCCACAATCAGCAAGTCAAGGCTCCTGAGTCCAGTGCCGAAATATCTCTTGTCGATAGCTAAGAATTTGTTTTCCATGTTCGTTGTTCCTTTCATTAGATTAACCGTTTTTAGGCTGACTTGCATAATACTCTTCCACGACCGCTTGCAACTCTGGAGAGTCTTTGTAGAGCCAGACGTGGAATTTGACGTTGAATTTGTCCGGCGCAACCTTGAAAGGCACGAATCCTCTCTCAGTCAGTAGGTGGTATAGGAACAGTTTCCGGCAAACGTAGGTTTTAGATTGTCCCATTGCTCATTTCTCCTTAAATTGATTTTGGGTAATGTTTGGGGCCAGCGTGGGCTCCGGTTTTGCCACTCTTCTTACACATATAAGTACCAGCACACGATACCTAAAGAGGCTTGTAACGCAACGCTTTCATAGGGGGTATTTTTGTGAACAGTTTCGGTTCCGCGTGGTTTAATTCTCCTCATGTTCTCTCGCTCTTTCTCTGCAGCGGCGCACCCTATCTGCAGTTTGGCGCCTTACGACATCGCCGACGCACGCAGGGCAATACTTGGAGCGACCGCCTGTTGGGGTAAACTTCGCACCACACTCGGCGCAGGTCTTTGTTCTGAACTTCATCTCTCTCATTTTCTGACTTCCTTTCAAAAAATTTTGTTACTTATATCCCATTGAGTACGTTATTGACGCGCTACCGATAAACCGTTGCGGCACAGGGGTCTTTAGGGGGTCATTTTTTACAACACCCGACAAGTAATTTCGCTTTACAGCAACCATATTTTTCGTTGAGAAAAGCGATTTGAGTACAAAAATAGCGCCCCACCTGTCGGTAAGACACTTGCTTTGATAGCTCCTTATCTGACATCTGCTCCTGTCCAGCGATATAACCGCCATGTTTACGGATAGAGGGGAGCACCTCCGATGTGACCCACCTGCGGAATTTTCTTGCACTTGGAAGCTTGCTCGACAACGCCAGAGAGTACAGGCCGGATTCGTTGATGATAACCATTTTCTGCATTCCACCGGGGGTCATCAATTCAGTGACCCCTTTGTCCTCGGTGTCCACATGACGTGCTACCGCATTAGCGAGGGATTTCCCTTCGCCATATCCCAACGCTATTGCTACGTCCTTGCCCACCAGCCAAGGCTCGCCATCAATTTCAACGACCCGAACCTTGCCGAACTCTGGACTCCAGTGGGCCTGTATGTGTACTTTCCTCTCAAGGTCATACATCCTCGGTGGGAGTTGGCGGCAGCAGCCCTTTCACCTCTAACCGCAAGGGGTGAACCCTGTTACCAGCAGACCGCCACAGGAGGCCGTAGGAAGCCCGTAGAGGCCCCTCTCGCTTCGGTAGTATAGTTTGTCATCCGCAGCTACAAACGTGCTCTGTGGCCGCTGTAGCGCCGCAGAGAGGGCATAGAGAGTTGCGGTCTCGAATTTATGAATGTGCTGCGTAGGCTCGCAGCGAAATTGGGAGAAAAATCCGGGACAGTCGGGCTCAGGTCGCTGTCATAGGCGCAATAGCTCATTGCATACCATGACGCTCCCTACTTGTTTTTCCAAGTTGTGTTCTCTGTCTATCTATTATTTATAAGGCAAGGGCCTTCAAACCCTTGCACTGCAACGGTTTTGCGAATGCCCAGGACACACGATGTGTCCCAGGGTGGTTCCAGGATAAGAGCGTATCCCTACTCATGGATAAGATGAACCGCCTCGTCGTCCATCAAATAGAAGAGAGCGTGGGTAGCTGCGATATTGCGCCCCATCCGCAGACGGAGCTTGAGGTCTGCGGATTTGCTCATGTGGTCACTGTCCGGCTGGTCGAAGTCGCAGCTATCGCAGATGCGGCTGACTTTGTCCAAATAATGTTTGATATAGCACCATTTCTGTGTAAAAATACAAACTTTTAGGATAAAATTTTTGGACAACTCGGGTCGGTTGTGCAGTCCGTATGCGCAAGAGAGCAAGTGATTTGCATGAGCCCTTCGGGGATATCCAGTAGAGAAGTCTTCTTTCTTTTTATTTATAGGAATGGGCTTGAAACGCTTGTGCCGCAAGGGCTTCAAAAATCCCAGGACACACGGTGTGTCCCAGACTGGTTTCGGACGCCCCCTTTCGGGGGCTTGATTGCTCTGGATAGAAGGATTAGACGAAAGCCGGGTGATGTCCAGCATAGGCATGAAAAATCCCCTGGAACTGTTTGAACTCCAGGGGCGTTGTTTTGTTACGAAGACTCTGGGGCTAAAAGCCGCCACAGTTATCTACACCATATTTCGCCTGAGAATAGGTAAAACCCTCATATTCCAACTGGTCAATTAGGTCTGATTTAGTCCACCGAGAAGAGGAGCGGAGATATGACTTGGCGCTTTTGACAGCCTGTTCATCCCAATCAGCGTTGCAGTTGTCTACTCCGTATTGTGCTTCATCTGCTGTATAACCCTCGTATTCAAGTTGCTCTAACAGTCCTGAGTATGAAAAGGCAGATGAGCTTAAATACGATTTTGCATTTCGCAGAGCCTGTTCTTTCCAATCCGCACCGCAGTTGTCTGCTCCATACTGCGCTTCTGACGATGAAAATCCATGATACTCTAACTGCTCAATTAGGCCAGTATATGAAAATGCAGAAGCCCTTATATAAGATTTTGCTTGTTCAAGAGCACCGGCGTTCCCAGTTTTGGGTACATAATTACTGCCGCCGTAATCAAAGGAACTCGAAATACTCTTATTTTGCTGGCTATCAAAGAAAGCCCATATTCCACACAGCAGAATTGCAAAAATAACTATTGAGGCAATAACTTTCTTACTTCCACTTTTCTTTGCCAGAGGTGCCTCGTTGACTTGCTGAACAGGATGTCCGCAACCAGGGCATGAAACAGCCTTGTCGGAGATGCTTCTCCCGCACACAGGGCAATTAAACAGTGCCATCGGAGCCCTCCTTACTGTCCCTCATGTTTTTGATGCCGGAGAACACCAAAATTGCACCTACCGAGCAAGAAACGATGGCTCCAATGCGATACTGCCAGATTTTCTTCAAATCATCGTCCATCATATCTTCATAAGTATCAGCTATGCGTTCATACCCGCTTTTCAACAGCCACCCAGCACTTTCTGCCTCTCGCTTCGCATCTTCATAGCCCTCTACACATTCCCTGTAGTGCTCAGAGTAAAAGGCGTAGTCATCATTGGCAATTCTTTTTACACCAACAATAAAGCAAATAACTGCCACCACACAAAGCACTACACCAAGCTGCATTTTAGGAAGTTTAAGCCACTTTGATACAGCAGGTGCCTCGGGCTTTGGCGATTTAAGCGGGAACCCACACTCGGAACATACGGTGCTACTGGCCTCTATGGACGCCCCACATTCTGGACAGGTGGCTTTTGTCTGTGCGTCATTATCTCCCATGATGTTCTTCCTCCATAAACTTGACGAACTTTTAAGTCCAGAGCTGTTATCCATTATCCGGGGCAGTTTTGGATTGGATGGCTGGCTGCAGATTGCTGATGTCGTAATATTCTGGATGCTCATGGATGAGGTGTTTGGCAAAAGTGAAACCATCCTTCACATACAGGTCGTCAGGGTCGTTCAGCTTTTTAGTTTCTTCGATATCTTGAGGGATAATCTCATCGTGGTCGTGAAAATCGGCGCAGGTTCCAGACAGGAACTCTTCCCAACTGGTGGTCGCACCTCGAACGTCGATGTAGACGGGCGCACCTTGGTATGTTGCTTGACAAAAGAAATGGCAGGAGGTTCCTTTACGAATCTCGAACGCATCATAGCCGAATTCTTTGTGCAAGGCGAGAGAAAACAGTTGACACGAACCTTGGAGGAAGATACTGGCATCTTCGTAAACATTGTGAAACTCTGATGAGTCATCTTCAAGGTCTACAAACTGAGGGTTTGAGATTTTGGACAGGCATTTGTCCATGTCGCGGTAGGTCTCGGCTACTCCGGTGTGATAGCCGGTATGAAAGTAGATGTGGTCAGTCATATGAGAGTCCTTCTTTTGGTGTGTCGTATGCTCTATGGGCATATTTTGTGTAGCGATAACCACTTTCTATTCTACAGTGGTTGTACATCTGCTTCCGTCCTACAACAGCTAATAATGGACGACCTTATCTTAATTGTAGACGGACAGGCTGTGGCAATGGGTGATGTTCGCAGTGGAGCGCGGCATAATTCAATATTTTTATTTAGCGGTATCTTCTGTTGAGCAAATTCCCGTAATCGTATCGCGCTCCATTTTCTCTTTGATAGCGGCACGGATAAAACCAGCCTTACTTAAATTGTGGGCAGAGCAGTAAGCATCAAGTTCCTCAGCTTCGGATTTTGGCATGGATAACTTGACCTGTTTATAGTTTTCCTTAATCCATTTGTCGTTGGATATCCGCTTTTTCTCAGACAATGCCATCTAAGATACACCTCCTTAATAATACGCATTATACACTGGTACTAATGCTTTGTCAAGGAAGTGTCTCAAAAAATGTTGGCAGAAAAAAATGGCACCGACTACCCCTGCTGGGGTCGAAAAGGGGGTTTGACCCCGGCCCCGCCTGACCGCTCCGGCCCCGTCTACTTTCCCTTGCCCGAAAAGGGCAAGTTGACCCCCGGCCCCGGTTCCCCCGTTGCGGCTATGGCTGACAGGGTACACCCCCAGCGGATACGGACAGGAACGGCCCCGGCGTATTTGACAAAATAAACAAAAAGCTCATATCAGCATTGGTACTAATGCCATATTGACGGGGCATTGGTACTAATGCTATACTGTCAGCGTGGACACCACCGGGGCGAACACCACCGGGAACGGGCTGACCCCTACATGGGGCGAACACCACCAGCCCCGCCCCGGCCCCGCCACAACACCACCAGGGGCGCGGCTGACCCTACCAGGGTACACCACCAGCCCGCCCCGCCGCTCATTGGAAAGGGGGCCGCATATGACAGGCGTTGACCGTTTGACCGCTCTTGACGCTGAAACAATCGTTTTGCTATTGTCCGGGTACACCGTTCGGGAAATAGCTGACCATTTCAACGTCACGGAAAAGCGCATTGAAAAGCACCGGGAAAGAGTGCTGAACATTATCACGGGAAAGGAATAAGAAAGTATGAATTTACTGGAATTTGCGGATTTTCAGGCCGCTAAACGCTGGAAAAGGTTCGTTTATCTGACCGAAAACCAGCCCAATTTTGAAAAGGGCTTGCACCCTTTCAGACTGTCAATCACGTTTGACAAAATGACCGTTTCCGCCGTCGTGGACGTGGGCGGCCTGTTTTTCCGGCGGGGCGAAAATTACGCCACAATTAGCGCAATCCGGCGGATTGATTGCAAGCCGTGTATTTTGGGCGATATTCTCGAAATTGTGTGCAAAAATGGCGAAAAGTACATATTTGTAGCACAAGAGTAAACCGGGCGGGGCCGCATGGCCCCGCTTTTTTTGCGTCTGGACAGGCAAGGCGGGGACAGTCCAGCGGGGAAAGGGGACGGCCCCGCCGCTCCCAGGCTGACCCCCAGCACCAGGACGGCCCAGGACGGCCCCGCCGCTCCCAGGCTGACCC